ACTGATCTTCTGCCCGTGCTCGCGCCACTTGCGGATGGTGTAGACTGAGACACCGGCTTTGCTGGCCGCGACGTCCCAGGGCACGCCAGCGCGCACGGCAGCCACCACGGCCCGACGCACGGCCGGGGTCAGCCCAGGGGGGACGACTGCCTTCGGCTTGGCGGTGCGGCCGGGGGTGTACCGGGGCGGGGCTTTGCGGGTGGTGCGCACCCCTGCAAGATACAGGGCCTAGCGGTGGGGGACCATTGGCTTTGCAATACTGCCGCTGCGTAGTAATGGCTAATACTAAGGGGCCATACAGCAACCGGCACAATACCGCTTGCCCGGCCCCCGTGCCTGTGGGGCAACGGGGGTTTGCCGGGCGCTAGCAACTAATTGGCTACTATTTGCTCCAGGCCAGCAGAATGACTTTCGCCACATGCAGCATGAGGGTGACAACGGCGAGGAACAGGACCAGCAGCATGGCCCACCATTCGCGGTCCTTCACTGCTTCACCGGCCTGCATATCATGGGCGGCCCATCGTACGTCTCGCCGATGACGGTCTTCACGTCCGTGCGCTCAAGCGCGCACAGCGGCCCCATGTCCGACCCCGCGTTGATCCTCTTCGCGCAGGTGTCGCAGTAGAACGCCTCGGTGATGCGGTTCCACCAGCGCCGGCCCATGGTCAGCTGAGTCTGACACGCGGTGCGGTTGCACCGGGTCGTTCCCTTGCCCGGGGTGATGGGCATGGACTCTGACTCGAAGTGAAAGGGAAGGCGGCCCTTGCGCTTGGCCTTGCGGATGATCTTGTCTTCGGGACTCATTTGCGTTTCCTCTTGGTGGGTGCTGAGGTGAATGTGATGGGGCCGCTGCTGGCGATTGTGAACCGCGAGATGCTGACCCCAGCCATCATTCGCGTCCATGGGCCGTCACCGACATGTATCACTTCTCGGTCCGTCTCGAACCGTTCGAGGCGGGCTGCGAGCTGGTACGTGCCGTCCTTGGTCTGGATGAACACCTTGGCTGCGTGCGGGTCATCGATCCACGGCGACTCGGCAACGAGCTTCTCCCTGCGCTTGCGCGCACGATTCTGCTTGGCCTGCGCTGCCTTGAGCTTCTTCCGCTTAGCGGGTGACAGGATCTCAGGCTCGGGGCCGTCCCACTCGTAAGGATCCATTATTCACACTCCATGCGGCAGAGCTTAACGAAGTTCCTCAAAGCGAAAGCCTTGGCTTCGTTAAGCGATGGTAGGACACTGTATTCGCGGTCGTTCATGTGCCACGTCAGCAGCGACGCAGTCTTCTCGTCCACCATGATGGACACCCGCCAGCCGCGCGTCGGCACGGAATCGTCTGCGGTACACCAGAAGATCCGCTTGAAGACAGTGCGCTCGAACGTCTGCGTCTTGATGAACCCGTTGCGGCCGATGACGTTCACGGGCTTGAAGTAGCCGTAGAACGCTTCACCGCGCACCATGCCCTTGACGACTGCCTTGGCGGTTGCGGTGTGGCTCAGCGACTCCGACTCGGTCCAGTCGTAGTGCTTGTCGGCGAGGTCGACCCATACGATCGTCTGCTTGTGCTTCACAGGGTCACCCAGATGACGTTATCCTGCTGGCACTTCTTGGCGATCCACTCGATGGCCTTGTGCGCGCTGTTGAATGACGCTTCACATGCCCACGCTGGGCTGAACAACCCCTGAGGGTCTTCGCGCCAGTGGTACAGATGTACCTCTCGGTAATGCTTTGATGACTGGAGTGCGAACGCTTCGGGCATCGCGGGGGCTTTGGGTAGCTCCGCCGTGTTGGTGCATGCGTAGATGACGACGTTCATACGGGCACCAGGGAGCTGAGGATATGCGAAGCGTTGTTAATGGCCAGCTCAAGCTGACCCTTGGCGATGTTGTACTGACGGACCTTTTCCATGTTCAGCACATCGTTGGCCTGCTCCTCAACCGCGAGGATGTACGCCAGTTCGGCCCGGTGTACAGCGGCAGCGGCTTCAACGAGCCTGAGAGCGCGGGACTTGATCATACCGCCTCCATTTCGCCCATAGCGCGCTCAACTGCAATGATGGCCAAGCGGTAGTTCTCTTTCGCCTGCTTACGGGCCTTCGTGTTAGCGACGCTGTAGTGCCCCGGGGCGAGAGCGTAGCCGACCAGGGCGCGCGTCTTGCTGGCCTTGTACGCCTGCTCGGCGAGGACCAGGGCGTTGGCGGCTTTGAGAACGTTGAGGGCGGACATGGCTAGCTCCTTGGTGACTTGCACCGGCTGGTATGGCTATGTGATAACAGCCGGTTTCAACTCTGCAACTATAAAAGCGGATCCTCGTAGCGAATGCCCAGGTCCTCGCAGTCCTGCGGGGTGAGTTTCTCCATGACCTTCCTGCGTCGCTCCTTCCGTTCCTCGCGTGCAGCGAACTCCGCTGCCTCCCGACGATCCTGTTCTTCGTGCCTCTCCCACCACTCCTTCAGCTCACAGTCAACCTTCGGGCTGTCGCGGAAGGTGTTCTCCAGGGCCACCTTGACGGAGTTGTTGGTGCGCAGCAGCGCGCACAGCTTGGCCGCATAGTCGTTATCCTTTCCGTCGATGAGGTCCTCCGTCACGGCAGCCTTGAGGCCGGGCATGATCGCGACGTCGAGAGCGCGGATGTAGAGCCGTGCCACGTAGCGACGACGGTCCTTTTCCGCAGCGCGGTTCTCTCGGTCAGTTGGGTATGCGTCGTGACAGGGCATGGTTATTCTCCGAGCCATTTCCGGGTGAGGATGAATCCCTTACGCAGGCGGCCCTTGCCCAGGGCCACCGCGAGGGAGAGCGGGAAGCGGATCACTTGTTCCACTCCCAGTCGAACTTCGCATTGTTCCAAACGGGCTTAACGTAGACCCCGGTCTTCACTTCGCGTCGGTAGCGGCGCGACACCTTGGCACGGTGGCAGAGGATCGTCCGCACAGTGGGTGCATGCGCCCCACCAGTGCGCCCCAGCTCGACGGCGAGCTTGCATGTCCAGGCGGCGATGGAGTTGGCAGCAGTGGGCTTGTGGAGGACGATCATGGCTAGCTCCTTGCGCGGGTGCGCGGCTGGTATGACTACTTGATAGTCTGTAGCTTGGAAAGCACAAGGGGATTCTTTTCAGCCCATGCCAGCACGTACGCAATGGTCACCCTGCCGCCCTCGTCGTTCATCACGCGGTTGAGCGTATCCCAGGACATGCCCATCTCAGCGGCGACGTCGAGTCGGCTTCGGTCCTTCCCCTCCAGCTGGCGGATGATCTGCTTCGCCCGATCCCTGTCCTGCGTCATCTGTGGGGTGATCCGCATTCTGCCGCCCATGTTCCAGCTCCTTGATTCGCGCGTCCAGCTTCAGCAGCAGTTCGCGCAGGTTTTCGTTATTGACCAGCCGTTGCCCGGCTACGTCCTCGAAGCAGTCTTCTACATTCACTTTCTGGCCTTTCCCGCGAACCATACGATCGCGACGGTTGGTATGACGCCGAGGAAGAACAGCACGCCGATGGGCTTGGCCCACCACTTCAGGTCGATCCAGAAGTCGCGCTTGGCGCAGTCCCACAGGATGGCAGCGTTCGTCATGCGTTTTCCCCTTCATCGTGTCTGGCGTTCTCGAGCATGAGCCGCGCTTCGGCGCTACCCACCTGCTCGATCATGGTCTGCCCCAGCTCGCGGGCCAGCTTGCCCAGGTCCTTGGCCACCTCGTACTGATCGCCTCCGTAGGTGGGGAACTCAATGGTCACGGCCGGTCCAGTTCACTGGGGTGAACGGAATCCCGATTCAGCGTAGCGATGATGCCTGCAATGGTGCATAGGGCCAGCAGGCAGAACACGAACCCATAGAGCCACCCGGGGGCGCCGAAGCGCTCCAGTGACAGGAAGGCCACGAGGTATGCCTGCAACCCCACAATGGGGGAAGGGAGGTACTTGGATGCGATGACTTTCATTTGGGTGCCTTGAATGCACGGATGTCGATTTGGCGGGACTCGGCGAGGCCCTGGAGCATGGTCTTGATGAGGATGGTTTCGCTGGGGTAGCGCGTGGGGTCGGCCTTGATGTAGATCTTGCCCTCGCCCACCATGACGTCCGCACCCCAGCGCGGGTCCGTCTCGATGCCGGTGCCCTCTTCGGCCATGTTGTTCATCGTCACAGCGTCGGTGAGATAGATCTCGATCTCTGCTCCGGGGTTGATGCAGTGGGGCCGGTGTGCAGTGCTGCACGAGGCAAGGAGGAAGGAAAGAAGGATGAGATGTTTCATGCCCATTTGTCTGCCGCCGGGAGTGAAAGTAAAGCATCGAATTGGGGCACCCCCTGCTTAACCCCCCTCCAAAGTGCCAGCTACAGCCCTATCGATTTGATCGATGAATCTATTTTGCCAAAGAAAAAGTAATGTATTTAAAGAGGGGGTAGAAGGGGTAATATTAAATATACACTGTAAAAGCGATAAAACGGCACCCCCGCATCGGCCCCCGGCTTTCACCCCCGCAAATACCCCCGCTACAAGCCATTTGTCGACTTTTTTCATATGACTTGGCTCGACTTTCACGCTAAAATGGTGACTAATGACAAAAACCGACCTACCCCATCTTACATAAAAAGGCAAGATGGGGGCTGTTTTATCAGCAAAACTTTCTCAAGAACGCCACCTTATCGACCGCTTTGGTGTACCCTGCCGCATGTATGCCAGCAACTGCCCAATGGCTCTTTAGCGTGCCCTTACGCGACCCCACCGCACCCATCTCGCGCACACCAGCGGTCTCGAACCCGAGCATACGGAGCATGCGCCCGAGCGACTGGCCAGTGGGTGCCTCTCCTTCATCAGCCAGTATGAGCTTCAGCGACTCCAGCTCCACCACGTTGCGGTTCACAGTGGGCACAGCAGCACCGTCCAGGGCCGCTTCTACAGCCACCTGGAGGTCGCTCTTGCTGTCCTGCACCATCTGCGCCTTCGACTGCGTAGCGAGCGCGCGGTAGGCGTCGAACCCCTTCAGCGACACCCCTTGCAGCCACCCAGCGAGCGCGTCCGCGTGGTCCCGTGCGGCAGCGGCCAGCTTGATGAAGTACTTCCTTGCCGCTGCCCGGCCGCCGAGGTCGTCGATGAACTCCAGCCCGTGCCAGCGCGACGAGCAGACGTAGTAGCGGCGATCCATGGCCACGATGGGCAGAGCGTTGGCGTGGTTCGTGCCCATGATGTATGACGTGACGTTGCGCGTGGTGTACTTCGGCCGTCCCTTCGGGTGGATCGCGATGACGTCGTTGGTGATGGCTGGCTTCAGCACGTTCATGACGTCCCACTTGGCCCGCCCCTCGACGTACACCTCTTCCACCATGCACACCTGACGCGAGTCAGCCCAGTCGTTGAACTGCACGTACATCAGCGTCTCGTTGCCGAGCACATCCACGTTCGTGTTGCCCAGCACTGAGCGCAGCAGGTCATGGACGATCATGGTCTTGCCACAGCCTTCAGGCCCCCGCATGAGGAATGCCCACCGCACGCGCTTGCCGGGGTTCTGCACCACGTACGCCATGAACTGCGTGAGGACCTTGGCATGCTCGGGCCCCAACAGCCAGTCCAAGTGGCCCTTCCACAGGGCGACGGCTGCCTCGCCACCCTCGTCCAGCAGCATCTCGTCCACTGGCTCCACCGTGCAGGCGCGGTAGGTGTTGAGCAGCTGGACGCCGTCCTGCTCCATGATTCGCTCGTCGCCCGGGCTGTAGCGCACCGAGGACACCTTCTCCACCAGCTCAGCGTTAACCAGCAGGTCAGTCGGCAGGACGTACGGATGCAGCTTGCCCTGAGCCTTCATGACGTCGGTGATGAGCCGCGCGGAGTACATCATGTTGAACGTCTTGGTGCCATAGGCCACCATGTTGTCGATGTTGATGAACGACCCTTCCTTCTCCGAGCAGAAGACGAACGGTGCAGCCCACTCGGGGCAGCCTTCCTTCGTCACCGTGCGCGCGTAGTTATAGGCGGTGATCAGGTCGACGGCCCGCTTGGTCATCTTCTGACCGTTGGTGACCTCCTTGTACTTGGCCATGAACGCGTCGACCATGGTCTCACGCGACGAGTCGAACAGCTCCAGCCCTGAGATGCTACGGGCCACGTCACCAGTCAGCTCAGTAACGGACAGGGCGCCGTCGATGAGGGCCAGTGCGTCCTTGAGCATGCGCACGTCCGCGCGGGCCACCTCCTTGCGCCGCGTGTCGGACAGCTCGGCACCGTCGCTCCCGCTGCCACCCATGGCCACCCGGACGTCCATGCCCGCGTCCTTGGCCATCTTGATGACCGTGCGCATGGTGACGTCGCTGCCCTCGCCACGCTTGCCGAACGATTCCCATTTGATGGTGCAGTCCTCATCGCCTTCCCAGTTCTCAGGCGTGTCGCCCGACCACAGCACGCCAGCGGACCAGCGTTGGAACAGGTCGAGGCCATCCTCAGGCCATTGGCAGTGCAGAGCCATGCCAACCGCCATCCAATCACCATACCCGCACGAGGGGTCGATGGCGGACAGCAGTGTCTCGGCCTCGGGCAGCTCCATGGCCACGCGCTTGTCCAGCGACGCGAGCATCTCCTCGTCGGTGCCACCTGGGGTCGCAGCTGTCTCCTTCACACGCGGGCGGCACACCAGGGGCTGCGCCTGCTTGGCGACGTATACCTTGGGATCGTAGGAGAGGAAGCACAAGCGGGAGCAGTCGCTACCAGACTTGTCCAGCTTCGGCCACCCCTGCGCCTCGCTGTGCTTCTTGCAGGCAGAGTATGCATCCTTGTGGGTGGCCTCGTCCTTGAAGCGTACCGCCATCAGCACCTTCAGCCCCGAACCACGGGGAGAAACGAAGGCGGCCACCACATGGGGGTCGGCTGAGACCTTGGCCCGCAGCGAGCGGATGGCCTTGTCGGTCAGCTCATCATAGTCCAGCATCACCAGTTTGCTGTGACTGAGAATCCCGCTGGCCTCACGCTTCTCGAACTCACCTGACCATGTGACCGCCGGCAGGTTCTTCTTGAAGCGCTCAGCGTCCGCATCGCTGGCATTGCGTATCCGCCCGATGGCCTTGGCCAGCACGTCGTCCGACCGGATCCTATCGAGTGCCTCCCCCACCGTCGTCCGGCTCCCAGCTGTATCGCTGGCCCGGCTAAATTCGCTGATAATTACCTGCTTTACATCCTCGATAAGTCGCATATCCTTCATTCCAGTGCCCTTCGTGCGGGTGCGGTGACATCAAGGCCCTGGCTGCTACACGCGGCTAGGGCCTTGCTGTTTTATGGTTGTAATTTAAAAACGCTGCATAATTGGCTATGTGCGGTGCTTGGTTAATGCTATATGCAGGGGCCGGCGGGGCCAGCCACTACATATAGGGCGGCGGGCCTAGGCGTGGTGCAGTAAACAAAGTGCTTGCAAGGCTACGGAGCAACCCTAATCTATGCCCATGCTGCCAGCCTACGTCCGTTTCCTGCTCTGGGGCCTGAGTGCCCCGTACGAGTGGGCAGCGTTCGCCGGCCCTAGCCTCTCACTGCTCTGGTGGACGGGCCTCTGGTCCCTCAACCCTGCGGTCGGAGAGCAGCATACCCGGCGGGAATTACAAACCCGAGGCCCGCCGAGCCAGCTGAAACAACAGCTGGACCCCAGCCGCATAGCTCTGGCCTATGCAGGTTGAGCACTCCAGCTCCTACAAGTCCGAAGAACGGCCGGTCACGCGGACCTTAAACGCAACACCCTCACCCGGAGTACGTCATGTACCACGGCGGTTAAAACCCGCTCCAGACTCGGCAGAGACAATACGAGCGACGGACCTAGCACCAGCTCAGCGCACTGCGCATAGATTGTCTCGGGTAACATCTGCTACCAATCCGCGGGAGAAAGCGGACAAGACCCGGTGCGATCTTCGGCACCGGGCAGCTCTTAAGCATTCGATTCCTGGGAGGGTTGAGAATGCTGTATGTGGGGTGTACCTCAGTCGGCCAGAGGACCGGTCTAGCTAGCTACAGCCGGCAGTCGGTGGTTCAACTCCACCCACCCTACCCAATCCCGTAAGCTGGAGCCGGGACAAACGGACCCTGGGTCTGAGGCCTAGAGCTCCGGGAGTCGAGTACCAGTATGCGAAACCAACCTTCCGGGGTTGGTGTAAGCATTACAAGGGTTCAACATGCCTCTCTTCCGCAAGCGCCCCGTCACCATTGAAGCAGTCCAGTTCACTGGCCTCAACTACGAGGAGATCGAGCGCTTCGTGGGCGGCGACATCGGCACGAACAACGGCAAGCCCTATGTGGCCACGCTGGAAGGCCCCATGCAGATCAGCATCGGTGACTACGTGATCAAGGGTGTGAAGGGTGAGTTCTACCCGTGCAAGCCCGACATCTTCTCCCAGACCTACGACGCTGTCTGACGAGGCCTTGATGGCCGAAACGTGTTAGCCCCTCCTCTCCGGCGCACGTCACAGCAAGCTCTTTACCGTTAGGGAGACTCTGCGGTTGTTACGAATCGCAGTGGAGGCATAGCGACAAGTAAAGTCCCCTAGCCTCAGGGACGTTGAAGCCCTAAACAATCTTCATACGCCATAACGGACGTATTCGCACCGCGCATTCAGCGCACAACCGGGCACAGCCCAAACAGAAGGAAGAGACCATGTCCCTCGAAGACGAGATCAAGAAGCTGACCGCCGCCCTGGTGGCCAACACCGCCGCCCTGGAGGCCGTCGCCGATGACGAGGCCCCCGCCGCCAAGCCGGCCAAGGGCAAGAAGGCCAAGAAGGAGGAGCCGGAAGACGAGGAGGAAGAGGAGGCCGAGGAAGAGGCTGAGGAGGAAGCCGAGGAGGAAGAGGCCGAGGAGGAAGAGGAGGAAGAGGAGGACAACTCCGCCGTCCTCGCCGCCGCCAAGAAGGCCATCGGCGTCGACCGTGACGCGGTGCAGGCGGCCCTCAAGAAGCTGAAGGTCAAGAAGGCCAGCGAGATCAAGCCGGCGCAGTACGCTGCGGCGATCAAGCTCTTCAAGGCCATCAAGTAAGACAAGCCGTGGCCCCAGCCGACAGCGGCGGGGCCACGCACCAAAGGACTACAATGATGCTCCCATCCCGTGAAGACGCTGAACGCGAAGGCATATCCTGGGTCGCGTGGCTGATGCTGGTGTACGCGCTCGTCGTGTGCATCACCTATGGCCACGCCTGGGCAAATGTCAAGCCAGCGGAAGGCCTCATCCAACGTGGTGCGGCATCCGAGGCCAGATTCTGGATGACGATCAGTTCTGCCATCGTGTGGCCATTCTACTGGTCTTGTGTGGCGTTTGAGAAGCCCACTGTGGAGAACGCGTGAGCAGCTTCTACGCCGACGAGGGCACCGCAGCCCACAAGATCTTCGAAGCGTGCATGCGCAACCGGAAGATGACGGCTGCCTCGTGGGTCGGCAAGACCATCGACACCACGCAGACGCGCACGCATGCACCGTATGCCCCCAGCAATTCCAAGCAGTGGCTGACATGCCCCGGCTCCGTGAAGTACCTGGACCAAGTCCGGCCATTCACCAAGAAGCAGGAGGGCATGAAGATCAAGGTCACGGTCGAGATGGCTGAGGCGGTGCAGCAGGCAGTGGACTACGCGCGGGACCTGTGTGTGTCGCTCAAGGAGAAGCCCCAGCTCTTCATCGAGCACGAGGTCTTCATCCCCGTGACCAAGGACAAGGGCCATCTGGACCTCGCCATCTGGTTCCCCGTCGCGCGCCACCTGCACGTCATGGACTACAAGCATGGTGTCGGCATTGTATTCGCGTCCAAGAACACGCAGCTCCAGCTCTACACGCTGGGGCTGATGGCCAAGCTGAAGCCCGTCACCATCACACTGCACGTCATGCAGCCACGATGCACCCGCCGCGAGAACCCGTTCGACACCTGGGACGTCACCCCGCGCGAGCTGGTGGCGTTCGAGCTGTACGCCAAGAAGCAGATAGCCCTCAGCAAGAAGGACGATGCCCCCTTCGCCCCCGACGAGGACACCTGCCGTTGGTGCGAGCCGACAACGTGCCACGCGGCCATCGCCAAGGCTGCCAACGCAGCGCGCTCGGACTTCAGCGAATTCATCGAGGGCAAGGCTCCGCGCAAGATGGAGAAGGCGATCGGCGTGAAGCAGCTGGCCGCGATGAAGGCCAACATGCCGTTCCTCCTGATGTTCGCCCGCAGCCTGGACGAGGCCATCACCGCCAAGCTGGAGAAGGGTGTCAAGGTCCCCGGCTGGTGCCTCGCCCCGGGCCGCAGCAACCGCCAATGGAAGGACGAGGAGGCGGCCGCAGCCGCACTCCTCAAGATCTTCCCCGCCGGCAAGTTCATGGATCGCAAGCCACGCCTGCTCGGCATTCCGGCCATAGAGAAGGCGCTCCCAGCAGCCAAGCGGGAAGCGTTCCTCAAGAAGCACACCATCAAGCCCATCGGCAATCCCACGCTCCAACCCGATCGCGGTGGCAATGCCACTGACGACTTCCAGGACGACTTACTATGAACTCTCTCGAAATGGCACCAGCCATCCGCGACATGCTGAAGACCCTCATCGAGCTGGAAGCGGCGGAGGCGAACTTCGCCCAGGCTGAGAAGGAACTCCAGGCGGCCACCAACGCCGACACCATCGCTCGCAAGCGGTGCGAGGAGGCTATCGATGGCGACATCGACACCCTCATCCATGGCAGCGCCGCCGGCATGCAGGTCTTCCGCCTGAAGCGCACCGGCAAGACGCCGATCACCATCAAGCGTGTGCAGGCGTTGCGGGTATGAGCCTGCCACACGTTCCCGGGGAACTCACCGTTGCTGACCTGTGCCAGAAAGCACTCGAAACCTGGGACCACAAGAACGAGGCGGATAAGGCTCTCGTCTCCACCCTGGCACTCCAGGCCAAATGCTTCGATGAGATGCAGCTCGCGGCGTCCAATCTGCGTGCCGCTCTCGGCGAAACGAAAATCCTCGACCAGATCATCAAGTGGCGCGGTGGGGTGTACCGCCTGCGTTGCTGCCGTTCTGGACGGTGTGATATCGACCCCGTCCCGTACCTCGATCTCAATTAACCCGCATCCTGAAAGGAAGCAACATGGCCGAAAAGCTGATGACCCCCGAGTTCCGCATGTCCTATGCGTGGCTCCTCCAGCCCAAGAAGAACAAGCAGGACGAGACCAAGAAGGCCAAGTACTCCGGCATGATCGTGCTGGACAAGAGCCTCAAGTCCACGCGCATCTTCATCGCCAAGCTCGAGAAGGCCCTGCTCGCGGCCAGCCTCGAGAAGCATGGCAAGGTGATCCCGAAGTCCAAGCTGAAGCACTGGCCCATCAAGGACGGTGACGACGGCGATGCCGAGGGCGAGGTCAACCCCGCGCACGAGGGGTGCTGGTGCATCAACGCCAGCTCCAACCGCAAGCCCCAGGTCATCGACCGCAAGGGCCGCGAGCTGCTCGACGAGGAGGAAGTCTACTCGGGCATGTGGTGCAAGGCGACGATCCACTGCTGGGGCTGGGACAACCCGGCCAGCGGCAAGGGTGTGAGCGTCGACCTCGACAACGTCATGAAGACCAAGGACGACGAGAAGCTCGGCGGCAGCGGCACCAAGGCCGAGGACGACTTCGCCGACGAGCTCGAAGACGGCGATGATGACGAGGAGGATGACGACGAGGACGAGAAGCCCGTCCGCAAGCCGGTCAAGAAGAGCAAGAAGAGCTCGGACGACGACCTGCTCTGATCTCTCGGCCACCTGCCACCCCACCCCGCATCGTGCGGCGGTGGGGTTCAGCGTTATGAGCCTGCATAAAACTGAGTTCACTGTTGCCGGTCTCCCGGTGTGGATTGAGGTGGACGACAAGATGCCTGAACGTGACAAGGTGTGGGCTGTGCGCAACGCTGAGTTCGGCATAAAGACCATCCTCGAGAAGAGCCAGATGCTCTACCATGTCAGCCCGATTGCGCAGAAGCCACGATGATACGCCTGGACTACGAGACTCGCAGCCGCTCCAACCTGAAGAAGGTGGGTGTGTGGCGCTACGCTGAGGACCCATCCACGCAGATCCTCTGCTTTGCCTACCGCATCAACGGCGGCCGGATCAAGTCCTGGCGCATGGGCCAGAAGCTGCCGCGTGACTTCTGCGACGCCATCCGTGCAGGCGACCAGATCACCGCCTTCAATGCCGACTTCGAGCGTGCCATCACGGAGCTCGTTGGCAAGAAGCTGGGCATGCCCATACCGAAGCTGTCCCAGTGGGTGGACACGCAGGCAATCGCGCTCATGTGCTCCCTGCCGGCGTCCCTCGGCGTGCTGGCCGAGGTGCTTGGCGTGGACGAACAGAAGGACAAGGAAGGCACGCGGCTCATCCGCAAGTTCTCCATGCCACAGCGCAACGGGCATTTCATCGACCCCGAGGACGACCCCGAGGACTTCGACAAGTTCGTGGCCTACTGCGAGCAGGACGTCGTGACCGAGGAATCCGTTGCCGATGCCATGCCCGTGCGCGAGCTGCCAGCCATCGAGCAGAAGATCTGGCGCATGGACAGCCGGATCAATAAGCGCGGCATCCCAATGGACCGCCTGCTGCTGGCCGGTGCCATCAAGATCGAGCGACGCGGGCAGCAGGAAGCACGCACGGAGCTCACGCGCCTGACCAAGAACTGCCGCGTGAAGGTTACGGCCCCCGGGCAGACGCAGAAACTCAAGGCACTCGCAGAGGAGTTGAAGTATGGAGGACTGCCCAATCTCAAGAAGGAGACCATCGAAGTCTGCCTTACCGATGCTGGTCTACCCCCACTGCTTCGACGAGTACTCCGAATTCGGCAGAGAACAGCTCAGGCTGCTGTCAAGAAGTACTATGCTGCCGCAGGAGCTGTGTGTCGTGACGGCAACGTCAAATCAGTCCATCGCTACCATGGAGCGCACACTGGCCGATGGACTGCTGGACTGCTTCAGACACAGAATCTTGCACGTCCAAAGATTAAGCTCGATGACACCGACAATGATATCATACGTGCAGGAGACTATGACAGTCTCGAATGCCTATACGATGATCCAATGTCCGTCCTTCGGGACGCTGTCCGCCACATCATTCGCGCGATTGAAGGCGAAAAGCTTATCGTCTGCGATCTGGCCAGCATTGAGGCCAGGGTATTGGGATGGCTGGCATCCGATCCTAAATACCTTAAGGCGTTCCGAGATGGGCTCGACCTATACAAGGTTACGGCTGCAGAGATATTTGGAGTCTCTTACGATGATGTCGACGAAGACCAGCGATGGGTTGGTAAACAGTCAGTACTTGCGCTCGGATATTCAATGGGAGTTGACACCTTCTATGACCACTGTGTCAAATACCAGCCGCAGATCAAGAAGTCTCTCCTGGCTCGGGCCGTAAAGGCGTACCGAAAGACCTACTACCGCATCGTGAACTACTGGAAGGCCATCGAGGTCGCTGCCGTTCGCGCGGTCATACAGCCCGGCAGCGTGACCGAGGCCGGCTGTGTGTCCTTCAAGATGGTCAAGGGATATCTGACCATGCGCCTGCCCAGCGGCCGCGCGCTGTGGTATCCCGGTGCCAAGATCGTGCGTGCGAAGACCAGCTGGGGCGAAGAGAAGTCGGTCGTGTCCTACATGACCTGCATCAAGAAGCGTCTGTGGGTGCGCAAGACCACATACGGCGGTCGCCTCACTGAGAACGCTGTGCAGGCCATCGCGCGCGACATCCTCGCCCATGGCATGCTCCTCATGGAAGCCGGCAAGATGCTCATCCGCATGCACGTCCATGACGAAGCCGTCACATCAGTCAAGAAGTCTGTTCCAGTTCAGCGCGTCACCGACTGTCTCACCGCAGTTCCAGCATGGGCGCCCGGCATTCCGCTCGGCGCAAAGGGCTTTGAAACCATCTTCTACAAGAAGGACTAAGCCATGTACCCCGATTGGTTGAAAGACGCTCTCCCCATCACCGACGCTGACCGTACCAAGCTGTCCGAGGTGCTGCGGAACTACAACATCTGGAACGACCTGCGCGAGTCTGTCGTGACCACCGAGGTGCTCGCCAAGAAGGCGTTCATCATCGAGTTCACTGGCAACCGCCGACTCCTCCTGCTGGAGCGCATCAAGTTCCGTCATGATCTTCTCCGTACCAAGCGAGAAATGAATGAGTTCTACAAGTCCAAGATCAGCAGAGAAACCTATCGAAAGCCGGCTGCGGCTGGCGTGTCTGAAGAGAGGGTGGCTGCCGCTGAAGTTCACAAGCCCGGGACGAGTAGGCGTGCCCGACCGGCTAATCCTGCTAAGTGAAGGCCGTCATGCTTTCATCGAAACAAAAGCGACAGGCAAGAAAGCGTCCGCCCGCCAAGAAAGAGAGATGCTCGCATATCTCCAGCTTGGCCACTTTTGCGCTGTGCTTAGCAGCACTGAGGAAGTAGACGAATGCGTTTCGTGGCTAGACCTTACCAGTCCCGAGCAATTGAGTTCGGTTGTAAAAGACCAGTCAGCGCTCTCCTTCTTGACATGGGCCTTGGTAAGACGGTTATTACCCTCAGCATCATTGCGGATGATATCGACTCCTGCCTCAGCACCGGCTGCCTCATCATCGCCCCCATCAAAGTCGTTGAGCAAGTCTGGAGCCAAGAAGCGCAAAAGTGGGATCACCTTAGGAAAATCAAGGTGGCGACGATCAGCGGCGTGGCTCGGGACCGCGAGGCGGTTCTAAAGCGCGGCGGAGCAGACGTCTACTTGATCAGCTACAGCAATTTGCTATGGCTGTCCGAGTGGATGCTGGAGAACCAACCGCCGTTCGACAGCTTTGCCTTCGACGAATCGTCCATGATGAAGTCGTCCGGGGCCAAGCGGTTCAAGCGGTTTAAGCCCTTCACACCGTTCTTCCGCCGCCGCATGATCCTCACGGGCACACCCGCGGCCGAGTCGCTGATCAACCTGTGGGCGCAGTATTTCCTCCTGGACCAGGGCAAGCGTCTGGGGAAATACATCACCCACTTCAAGGCCGAGCACTACCGCCAGCAAGATCGGTATGGCTACAAGCTGCTGCTGAAGCCGGGCCACGATAAGCTGATATACGCTGCGGTGAAAGACATCACGCTGACGCTCCGCGCTGAGGACCATCTCAAGATGGACCCGGTGATCTACAACACGATCAAGCTGGAGCTCAGCCCCAGGCAGATGAAGGACTACAAGAAGTTCGAAGACGAGATGTTCGTCGAGATGGAGGAGGGCAGCGTGGAAGCCCTCAACGCGGCAAGCCTGTCCATGCGCTGCCGCCAGTTCACCAGCGGTGCGCTCTACGACGCCGAGAAGCCCGGGTCGTGGTACAAGCTGCACGACGTCAAGATGGACGCGCTCGAGGACATGCTGGATCAGATGGACGGTCAACCGCTGCTGGTGGCCTACGAGTTCCGACACGAGGCCGAGCGGTTCCGCAAGCGGTGGCCCAAAGCCCCCATCATCGGTGGTGGTACCAAATCCAAGGAGACCAATGACGCCTTCAAGAAGTGGAATGCTGGCAAGCTGCCTGTGATGTTTGTCCAGCCTCAGTCTGTCGGGCATGGGGTCAACCTCCAGTTCGGCGGACACACTCTCCTCTGGTACACCACCACCTGGAGCGGCGAGCGGTACATGCAGACCGTCAAGCGGCTGCACCGCTCTGGCCAGACCCACCCGGTCACCGTACATCATTTCGTCTGTACGGGCACGGTAGACCCCTTGGTGCTGACGGCACAGAGACGCAAGGGGAAAAACCAAGGCGACATGATGACGGCTTTATCGGGCTATAAAAGAAAGTCCTTGCACCCGTAGCCGGCCGGGCTATCACATAGCCATACCAGCCGGTGCAACGCACCAAGGAGCTAACCATGAACGCCAGCCAGATCCTCGCCGACACCGCCACCATCAACGACCAAGTCCCCGCCGACGCGGTCAAGCTGGTGCATGGGCAGGAGATCCGGGTGCCGGGCAGCACAGCCATGCACAACATCCGGGTCGGCACGCACCTGGGGTATTTCGGCAGCTTCACCACCAGCAACCAATCGACCGAGCACGCCTGGACCAACCGCGCGGCGGCGGTCCTGGACGATGCCCCCATGCACGTTAAGCATGCCCGCATGGAGCAGCGCCACGAAGAGTTCATGGGTGCCGTCATGCTCAACAAGGGCGACAAGGTGTGGGTGGACGGCAAGGTCATGTACGTCCGAATCCTGGGGGTGCAGTACGCCGACCCCGTGATGTTCTCCTTCGTCGCCCCGGGGGCGTGAGTGGGGTACAAGAATTTCCTTTACGTTTCAAGCAACTGCCCTATCACATGGGCACAACCGGCGCACTGCGCCACAACAGGAGAAAAGACCATGTCCAAGAACGACGACCTGCTCGGTGACACCAAGCCCAAGAAGGCCAAGGTCAAGGCCACCAAGCCGGCGGCCAAGGCTGCCACTGCCAAGGTGAAGGCCAAGGCTGCCCCCGCCAAGGCCACCGCGCGCACCAAGCTCGGCGAGGACGCCAAGCTCAAGTCCGGCAAGACCGAAGCGAACGGCATGATGGGCATCGTGCAGAAGGCGTTCGGCGCCGGCACGACCGTCAAGACCGGCATCGAGCGCCTGCGCAAGACCCTGAAGCAGCCGCGCGGCAAGGCTGCCAAGACCGACAGCGACGGCTTCATCCGCGGCTACATCAGCGGTGCCGTCCGCAAGGGTGTCCTCACCGTCATCTGACCGCTTCACCGCACCTGCAGAATGACACATGAGAATCTTCATACCGACTCGCAGCCGTCCCCACGATCAAGTCACGCTCAAGAGCCTGGGGTCTTCCTCACGCCTCGCGAGCTTGGTAGTGGACCATGACCAAGTCTCCACCTATCGCACGGCGGGGTGGAAGAACGTCATCGGTCTGCCGAAAGACGTCAAGGGAATCAGCCGCATACGCAGCTGGATCCTGAGAACGGCAGTGGACGACGTTGTGGTCATGATGGACGACGACCTTTCCTTCTACGTGCGAGGCCCTAAGAAGGACAAGGCTGCGGCTACCCCGTTCAGCCTCTACACAGCAAGCGACAGCGACGTCAGCAAGATGCTGCGCAAACTCGACAAGCTGCTGTCCACACACGCTCACGCTGGCATCTCGCCGCGTGAAGGGAACAACCGCGTCGCGAGTGACGTGGTGTTCTGCACCAGAATGATGCGAGTCATCGCGTACAACAAGAAGCTCTTTGGGGAGTCCGGATGTGACTTCCACGACTCGAGTTGGTTCACCATGGATGACTTCGACATGACGCTTCAGCTCTTACGAGCTGGGTTCGCGAATGCCGTCGTCTACGACTACTGCAACAATCAAAAGTCCAGCAATACCCCCGGTGGTGCCAGTGACTACCGCACATCCGAAAGCCATGCGCGCTCCGCAAGGGAGGTAAAGCGCCGGCATCCGGAGTTCGTGCGCTTGGCCACCAAGGCGACGAAGACCTCGTGGGGCGGAGGCATGGGTGGCGAACGGCTGGACATCGTCGCCAGCTGGAAGAAGGCATACGAGAGCAGCCTGCTATGACCATGATTCACGCATTCTGCAACTTCATCTTCGAGCGCGAGCAGGTGCGTCTCAAGCGCAAGCGCGGCCACCCCGCACCGTGGACGGAGGACCCCATCCTGCGCGAATGGCGGTTCTGCAACGTGGACCGCGAGCACGACCGCGAAACCATATGGATTCGTGAGTACATCCGCGGGCCGCACGCAGATCACCCGTCTCTGTGGTTCAACCTCGCGCTGGCGCGCTTCGTGAACTGGTCACCCACGCTCGACCAGATGGGCTTCTACAAGACGTGGATGCCGAGTGACTTCATCAGCGTGATGGAGACGCGCAAGCAGCATGGTCAGAAGGTCTGGTCAGGTGCCTACATCGTCAGCACCAACGGTGCCACCAAGCCGAAACCGAACTACATCGCAGAAGACGTGCTGACCCCCATGTGGGGGCGGCGCAAGGAGACCAAGGACTTCACGGAGTGTGCCCACTGGGCAGAGTTCTTCCTGTCGTGCAACGGCATGGCGAGCTTCATGGCCAACCAAGTCATCACGGACATGAAGTACACGCGGTATCTGGTCAATGCGCTTGATCGCCACACGTTCGTCCTCGCCGGCCCCGGCACCAAGCGTGGAATCAACAGGTTCTTCGAGCGCGACTTGGGGTTCACCAAGGCCAACTTCGAGCATGAGCTGATCGCGATACGCAAGCTGGTCTTCCGCGAGCGCAACATGCGCAGGTACTTTGACGGGGCCTTCGAGGACCTGAATAACCTGAGCAACTGCTTCTGTGAGTTCGACAAATATCAACGAGTCAAAAACGGGGAGGGCACACCGCGCTCCCGCTACACACCAAGGACCTGATTCATGCACGTCATCGCCGCACGCAATGTCAACGACGCTTACAACCAGGGGGGACAGCTCATCCGTGATTACGGGAAGGAGCAGGACACCCGGTATGGCAAAGCCCTGGTCGTGGAGATGCCCGTCACCACGCGGTACAGCCACCCCACCGAGCGCGTCCTGTTCGACGCCAAGCGGGACGCCAACCCGTTCTTCCACTTCTTCGAGGCCCTGTGGATCATCAACGGCCAGAAGGACGTGAAGACGCTGGCCTACTTCAACAAGCGCATGGCCGAGTTCTCGGACGATGGTGTGAACTATCATGCTCCGTACGGCTATCGCCTGCGCCACACCCCATGCCCCGTCCGCGACTACATGGACCAGATCGAGGAGTCCATCAAGCTGTTGAAAGCCAATAACAACAGCCGGCAGGTTGTTATGTCGATCTGGTGTCCGTCTCGGGACCTGGGGGCCAGCAAGAAGGACATCCCCTGCAACGACATGATCAAGCTGCGCATCGTGAACGGTGCGCTCGACATCATGGTCTTCTGCCGCAGCAACGACATGATCTGGGGTGCCTACGGGGCCAACGTGTTCCAGTTCTCCTCGCTCCAGGAGTACATCGCAGGCTGCGTCGGCGTGCCGGTCGGTGCGTACTACCAGATCAGCTGCGATTTCCATGCCTACGTGGACACCTGGGAGAAGGCTGACCCCTGCGGGCCTTACGCTGGCGACCCGTACATGACCATGACGAACATCAACACGTTCCCCATGTTCGCGGGCATACCGACCGCCGACAAGTGGGATAACGCACTCGCGGACGTCATGGAGACGGTGGACGCCATCGCCACGGGTGCGCCGGAGATGCATGTCATCGGCTTCAACGACACGGACGTTCCGTACTTCGACCATGTGGCCATCCCGCTGCTACAGTCGTGGATGTTCTACAAGGAGCGGAACTTCCAGAAGGCCCTGAATGCGCTCACGCTGTGCGCGGCCGATGACCTCGCCTTCGCGGCCAAGCAGTGGCTCCAGAGGCGCATCAAGTGAGCGGCCCGGTTCTCACCCCCCATGGCGTGATGATGGGCATCCGCTGTGGGGGTGCGGTGAAACGCTGGCACGCGCACCCCGTCCATATGCAGCAGACGGTCGCGTCCCATTCGTGGGGCGTGGCCATGGTGATGAAGGCCATCTGCATGCCGGACAAGCTGAGCGTCCCCCTGCTCCTGGCCGCGCTGGAGCACGACGTCGCCGAGGGGTATACGGGCGACATCCCGTATCAGGCGAAGAGGACCTTCCCCGACCTGAAGGCAGCGTCGCTCGCGGCCGAGGACAGCATCAACCGTGAGCTCGGCGTGATGGGTGCCACACTCACGGACTACGAGCAGCTCATGCTCAAGCTGTGTGACATGCTTGAGCTGATGTGGTTCGCGCTCGAGGAACGCAAGCTGGGCAACCGCAACATGGGCAACGTCGTGCCCCTGGGGACGGAAGCCGTTCGCCACCTGCTGATGCAAGCTAGCGAACTGCGGACTGTACACGATACATGCACGTATCGTATATTCGACGAGTCCGAGACCAAAGCTGCCGAAGACATGCTCACCACCATTCTGAAGGACTATGCAAATGCAACAGGCTAATGATTCTCAGGTCGGCGGAAGCCACTACCAAGCGAAGGACGGCTTCCAGCACTGGGATCTCATGATCCTGCTGAACATGCCGTACACCATCGGGTGCGCGACGAAGTACCTGTACCGCTGGCGCGACAAGAACGGCATCGAGGACCTGAAGAAGGCCAAGCACTACCTCGAGAAGACGCTGGAGATGTACTCCACGATCAATGCGTGGCAGGGCAGCCGGCCGCTGCCGATCGCAGATGGCCACATCCCGTCCACGGTGGGTGCGGTGGAGCGCATGCTGTGCATGATGGCCCTGAATGCCTTCAACCCGCACCTCGTGGTGATCAACGGGCTGCCGGCCACCAGCGGGGAGCAGGTCCTCACGGAGGCCATCGCGGTCCTCGGCATGTACATCACGCAGGAGCAGGGAAATGACGTCTATGCGCCAGCGGCTCGTGCAGCGTTTGCGGCAGCGCACCCGGACGCCAGTGACCAGCCGAAGGCCAGTGAGCTCCACCCCGGTTGATCAGACCGGATGGGTGCTTACACCGGAGATGGGCCTTCTTCCAGTCGGGACGCTGGTGCGGTTGCGCTGGCGTCCCGGTGTTGTGATGGTGGTGGCGGACTGGTGTAAGCAAGACTCGTGGAATGTGCCGCTGTGCTTCCGCCGCAGGCAGGATGGAACAGGTGGAGTTATCGCAGCGAGACCAAGCATTCATCAGGTTAGGCTCGTTTCAAGAATAACCCTTGCGGTCTTGAAACGGCGAGCTATCACATAGCCATACCAGCCGGTGCAAGACACCAAGGAGCTAGTCGTGAACAAGAACGAAATCGCCACCAAGATCCTCATCGAGCTCATGCTGGACATGGGCGTCTCGTACGACGAGAAGGTCGAGATGGAGAAGAAGTTCTTGGCCCGGGTGGAGAAGGCCATCACTCCCGCGGTCGACGCGGGGTGGCAGCCCACTGACGAGGAAATAAGCACCATCACGTCTGGCATGGAAGAAGATGCAGCCGCAGCGGCCAAGGCTATACCGGCCAATGCTGGCAAGAAACTGGCCAAGCTGCTGGACACCATTTTCGAAAGCTAAATAGGGCTTGCGCCCGTAGCTGGGCAAGCTATCGTGTCCGTACAACCTAGCCGGGGCGCATCGACCCCATGGAGCTAAAATGGTCCTCGACATCGCCGCCCACCCGCTCGCCAAGTACATCTCCAGCTTTCCCGCTGGTACCAAGCTGACTGCCACCCAGATGGCGGCTCAGATCCAGGGCGGGAAGGTCAATCGCAACCTCCAGCTGGAGCTGCGTTGCCTCGTCCTCCACAAGCTCATCAAACTCACCGGCGTCGCCACCTACGAGGTTCTCTAATGCTTACCGTCTGCACCGACGTCTCCGAGTTCGACCTGCTCGGCCATCGCGCCATCAACCCCCCGCCCGGTGGTGCTTCCATGCACCTGCGCACCGTGGCCGCGAGCTTCGGCCTGGAGGACCAATCGACCGGCCTGCTCATGCGCTGGTACGACAAGGAGCTGAACAGCTGGTGCGTTGGCTACTGCGGCGAGTCCGGCGATACCTACTTCACGACCTACATCGATGGCCCGCGCGCCCATGACGCATTCCTGGGGGCGTGTCGTCTCATGCTCAGCGCGTGCTTCATGTCGGAAGTGAACTTCACCGAGTTCATCACGACAGCCTACCGCATGGAGCTCCTGTGAATGTCTTCGTCCTGGACACCGATCCGTACAAGGCGGCGGAGTACCACTGCGACGTCCACATCAACAAGATGCTCCTGGAGACTGCGCAGCTGCTGAGCTCCGTCATCCATGCCGTGGACCCAGGTGGCATCCGCTCCGAGTACGACGACAGCGTCGGCAGGCTGCGCCCTTGGTGGATGGGGGCCAACATCTACGGTCCAGCCATGGACAAGGGCTGCGCCGATGTGTGGTTCCTGTGGGCGAAGGCGTCACGGGGGAACATGGAGTGGCTCCTGTCCCTGGCCGACGGTCTCAACACGCAGATGGAGCTACGCTGGCGCCACCCCGGCTACGCTCCGCACTCAGTGTGCCTGCACATCCGCCGCAACCTGGGCAGTCTCTGGCTGAAGGACTGGCCCACGTCCATGACGCCGTTCCCCTTGCGGCTGCCGCCGAAGATCGTGAATCTCGAGCTCGACCCCGTCACGTCCTACCGACTCCATTACGCAAGCGACAAGAGAAACATTGCGGAATGGAAAAAGGTCGGTAAGAACCCTCCATGGTGGGAAGCATCCTGCTCTTCCGCCGAAGCCCTGTCCCTCACCCGTTCCAAAGGAACACCCCCGTGAAGATCGCGTTCATCACCGCTCCTGTCTCCGATACCCACTGCACCGTCGCCCTCGTGAAGGCCATCAAGGAGCACGATCCGATCAGCATCGTCTTCGAGTGGCTGAAGGTCAACGGGGCATGGGTCCTGTCCGACTGGCGCGCGGCCGGTGCCGTCGCCCACGTCAAGCTCGCCTCGAACCTCATGTACCACGTCGACAAGTTCCTGGCCAGCGGCAAGAACCTCGCCGACACCCCCGAGAAGCTGATGCTGGCGCTCGAGAAGGCTGGCTACGAGCAGATCGTCGTCGTGGCCGGCACCCAGGTCTCCACCGCCGAGGTGCAGGGCACCAAGGAGCAGTGGAAGCCGGTGGAGTTCGATGGCGTGCTGGTCAGCGCCACCGACGAGGCCGATGCCAAGTCGACCATCCGTGGCCGCATGCTGAAGATCCTCAAGGACGAGCCGGAGCGTGCCGCCGCGGTGGGTGCGTGGTTCGCCCAGGCGCAGCCGATCGCCAAGGTGTCCGGGGCCGCCCTGGTCGAGTTCACCCATCAGCGCGACTACCACCTGGGCCGCTGATGAGACTCGCCGCACGCATCCGCAAGGGAATGTCGCTGCTGCGTGCGGCGATGACCACTGGTCCCGCTGACCAGCGGGTGGCCACCTGCCTCCGGATATATCCGGGGGCTACAATCCCGGAGATCATAGCTGCGACTGAGATGCCAGAAATGAAGGTGTACTTCGCTTGTCATTCGATGTATCTCGAAGGCAAAGTCCGGGCAGAGACCGTAAACAACGTTTTCAGGCAGTACCTCAAATGGCCATCCTCTTCTGGACGACGCTCGCGCTGTGGGCTGTTACCAGCTTCATAACGAAACGTCTGCACAAGAAGCACATCGCAGCCATATGGGCAGTCAATGAAGTGATGAGACAGGCGAGCGCAGTGGTCATGTCCATTCACATGCAAGAGGTGTCCGCTGCCGCTGGCAAGAGCAAGCAGTTCAAGAAGTACGTCCACGACAGATTGGACAAGTTCGGCGTGCCCGAAGACCCGTTCCCCGAGCAGACCAAGGCCACGGGGTGCCACATCGAAGGCCGGCTGACGTGGCTGTTCAACCGGGTGCCAAATGAAAACTGACACCATCGCCCTGGTCGTGCTGCTGGCCTGCATCGCCATGGTCGCGTTCATTCTCACCTGGGACAGCTGGAACATGATCGCGCTCGGCCGCAAGAACGAGGCCTGCATGGATGGTTTCATAGTCATCTTGCTATGGGCTATCTTCTCAGGACTTATGACTTTCCTCAGAAAGAAATAGCTTTCTCACGAGAGTCTGATAGACTCCGGGTAAGGAAACCAACCATGCGCTACTTCATCCTCGCCGTCATCGCCCTCACTCTCTGCGGATGCTCGCACGGGGGCAGCAATCCCCCGCCGACCTTCTCCACCAACTTCGACAATCTCGTGATCGAACCCATCACGACCGCAGTGGTCACGCAGGACGCCACCTCGATCACCATCGTGGTGACCAACGTCAGCGACGCGCCGGTCACGGTCAGCATCGGCACCCAGGAGGCCGATGACCCGGCTGACTTCCACACGTGGCACACCGCTGCCCTCACCAGCTACACCATCGCCCCAGGGGCCAGCATCACGCACACCGCGACGGTCGTCGGGTGGGCGCGGGCCATCACCCCCTTCCTCGGAACGTTCACCTTCTTCGGAGTTTCAGCATGAGCCTTCTCGCCGCCTTCAACGGTTTCCTTGCCCCGTACCCCCTGCGCAGGCTCGAGATCGAGGAAGTCAAATTCCTCACGCAGCTGATGTTCAGCTCTGACCTCGCAGGGTTGCACACCGCGCTCTTACGTCAGTCGGGGTATGCGATCATCCATTCGCGCATGCCGGAAGGCACTGCCGACACCCAGGCGATCGCGTTCATGGCGCAGGTGTGCTCGTCGCCGGGCCACTGTGTGATGGCCGCCTTCACGCTGTTCCGCATCAGCAGGAAGCTCGGCGGCAAGCTGGTCACCCTGCGGGACCTCACCAACGGCCCGTTCGCGAATGGTGTGCCTGACGTCGATGCGCCCGCGTGGCGCGATCTATGGGAAGCCCAGAAGGACGGTGGGGCCAACCTGCTGGATACCACCGCCTGGGTGTAAAAGAAAAACCCTGAGCTTTCGCCCAGGGTTCCTCCGCCGACCTAGCGCCATGCCAGGACTAGGTCGGCTTTTTCATCTCTTCGAGTGACTGGTTCACGATGGTGAGCGCCAGCGCGGGCCACCTATCCCCGAGCTTCGCCTTCAGGTCTCCGACGGTCATATTGTTGCTGACCTCGTTCAGCACGTTGAACATCGTGGTTCCGGCCTGCGCCCATGCCAGTTGCTGTCGCTCCGCCTCCTGCACATGCGCGGGAGTTATCGCCTTCTTCAGCACCGTCACGCCGGCCTGGAGGATGTTGCTCGCCGCGTTGGCCTGCGGAGCGAAGCGGCCCACCACGCCGAGCACCACGCCGAGCACGGTCAGGGCAGCGAGGCCCGTGCCGACCCAATCGATGGGCTTCGGTGCCTGGGCTTCCGTGGCCTGCGCCTGCTTCATGCCGGCGTCGAACGCCTTCTGCTGGTCAGCGCTCCAGGCGGCGGGGGTAGCAGCGGACACCGCAGACGGGCGCGCGTCGTCTGCGGTGAACATGGGGACGGCGAAGATCGCCATGAGGAGGATGATACCTCCGATGATGTGACTTTTCACTTGTGTTCCTCTCCGGGTTCGTACTTGAACCCTTCAGCATGGATGATGGCCATTGCATTGGCCTTGATGACGTCGCCGGTATGCGCGCCGGCCTCCTGCGCGACCTGGGCATCGTAGATGGTGGCTGCACTGTTGGCCACCTGCTGCGCACGCTCGTCGCCCGAGCAGCCGGTCAGGAGCAGGAGTGGAAGAAGGTACTTCATGGTTCTCACTTGATGTAGGAGGAAGCGACGATCGCAGCCACTTCGGCGTCGGACGCAGCGCGGGCGAGGATTCCAATGGCGACGTTGCCATCAAAATACCGATCTAACGCTGACCGATTCCCAATAATCACCGGAGTCGCCGCAGCAAACGGCAGCGTCGGGGCGGCACTGGAGACGGTCACTCCGTCCACGGTGATGCGGTTGGAGGTGGCGTCGAAGCGTTGGGTGACGATCTTTTGCTGGCCGGCGATGGCAGGTTTGGCCGCAGAGGTGGTGCCATTGGGAGCGACCAGTGCGTCGGTGCGGATACAGGCGTATTCACCAGCGCCAGAGCCCTGGTAGAGCAGGTATCCGGTGCTCGGCGTGGCATCGTATAGACGCGGCGTCGGGGTGTTGATTAGGCCAGCCCACCCATACGGCAGCCCCCACGCGAACACCGTCCCAGCCGCCAAGTCCAGCGACTGAGCCCACGACAGCCGGTTGGCCACGCGCGACACCACGCCGCCGTCCCAGTTGTGCGGGGGCGTGGCGTACCCGCCGTCCTCGGTCTTGTAGCCAGAGAGGATTAGGCTGCTGACGCCGTCGCCAGTGTAGGTCGCTGTAGCGCCGGACACCATGCGACAACGCATGCGCACATTGCCGCCCCAGGCCGGAGAGTTGCCAGTGACCTGACACAGATACCAGCCATCCCCGAGGCTTCGGATGGAGGAGCGTACGAAAACGCCGTTTCCAACCGACGCCTGTATGACTGTGGTGCCTGCCGTCAGATCGAAGCGCGCACCGAAGGTATTCACGTCGCTGCGGTCAACGTCCAGCAGCAGGTTGCGCGTTCCGACTCCGCGCTTGACCAGAACCGAAGCGCAGTAGTCTATACCATCGGTAAGCGCCACGGCTGCACAGAAGGCGAAATGGCCTGTGTTGACGGCAGCGTTTTCGACGATGGTGCGTTCGGTTGGCCAGCGCTCGCCCGCAGCAGCCACGTTCGATGTTAGGCCGAACGTGCTTGAGACGGCAATCATCATTGACGAGCTCGCACGATACGCGGACAGCGCAGCCCCGGGTATGGCTACGCCACCTATGATCAGGTCGCGGCCCCATGCGGTGTTTGCGGGGACAGCTGCGCCAGTCTCGGAGTTCACCGTGGCGTCAGACGTCACGGTCAGGGCGCCGTCGCGGGTGGCGATCAGCATCTCCGACCGCAGCGACGCGACGAGTGCGGGGTCGTAGCTCAGGCCACCGCCGGAATTCCACAGTCCAAGGCCGATCTTCATTTTGATTCCTTCGTGTCGAGTTGGATGATCTTTGCGTGCTGCGCGCCCACGAGCATGAGCGCGGTGATGATGGCGACCACCACGCCACGCAGGGCTATGGAGAAGGCCTCGCTGAGGACGGACTTGATAGACCTGTCCATGGGGTCCTTCTCTTTCAGCGCGCGTTCATAGCCAGACCCCCGGTTCTCAGCCTTGGTCTCGAGCTTGATCACGCGGTCGCGTACGTCTTGTATGACCCGGAGGTCCTTCTCTCTGCCCTCTTTCAGGTCTTCCATGCCCTTCATGGTGCTGTGGCGGAACTCCTTCAAGAACGCCTTGATGAAGGCGATCTCAACCGAGGTGCTGTCCTTGTGGATCTTGCTGGTGTCGTCTTCGCTCATCAGAACACCATGGCCTGAATAGCGATCGTCATGATTGCGGCCACGCTGAGGTCTGATTTCAGGCCGATAGACGTGCCAGTCACCTTCAGCGTAAACCCGCTGGCACCGCTCACGAGCACAGTGTCTGACGTCAGCGCTGTACCGAACATTGTGAGCGTCGATGTATAGCCGCCGCTATTCGTCACGATAGCTTGGATGACCTGATTTGCTGCGTCCAGCACGCACTCAACAACGAACAGGTTAGCGGACGCCGGGTTCTGCCGGCACGTTATGGTCACCTTCTTGACCCCGGTGGTCGGAAGAGTGAGTGTTCGCGTGTAGGTGGTGACTGATCCGCTGGTGCCTTCATCGTGGTAGATGGTGCCGCCGCCGGCTACGTACTCGATCAGCTTGCGGGGGGTGTCCACGGGGTGGACGACAGTGCTCACGCGCAGGTATTGGCCCGCGTTGGCCGCGGGTGCAGACAGGCTGAGCTCGCTGAAAAGGCTCGGGGCGTTGACACCGCCACCAAGCACAGCGAGCAGGTTGTCACGGAAGGCATACGCGAGCGCAGACGTTGCCGGTTTGCCCGGATCAACCTGAGTGTCAGCGATGGCAGCGAAGGCAGGGACTGGCATGGTTTAGATCCAAACGTAAGAGGATTGACCGTCTGAGAACTGCCCGCTGGCAAACCCCCAGAAGACGTATGCTTGCTTGATATCTGCTGGCGACGTGTCGTAGTCGAGTGGCATCACGGTGCCCGCGCTTGGCAAGCCCACCGGGATGACCACACCGGGAACCGGCGTCCAGTTGGCTGTTATGCCGCTGTACGTGCTCTGCTCCTGACAGGTGAACTGATACCTTATGCCCTCAGCAGTGATGATCTCGTCTGCCTGAGTGATCAGGTAGTTCACCACGCGGTTCGCACCGAACTCATCCTGATACAGCGATGACTGAAGCAGGATGTTGTCGCCGACCCAGTACTGAGAGTCCTTCGGGTCCACCTGGAAGGTGAACACATGGTACGAGTCTTGAAAGCGCTGAAGCTGGCGTGCCGCGATCTGTGGTGCGAGGGAGGCGTTGTTCTCCAGCCACCGTGAATAGAGGAAACTCACCTGCCGTTGGTCATACTTGTCTGCAGACTCGAGGGACAGGTCAGCCTGAATGCTGATCACCTCATAGCTGGTGCTAAGCTTCAGGTTGTACGTCGGATTGATGACATTCCATAGCACCCACGCCTGACTGATGCGCTCCTTCGCGTTCTCTGCGATGCCCTGGGACCCCTCTTGGATGTTGGACGTCTCGTTGAACGCGACTGGGTTTGATGCGCTGCGGAACACCAGGGCGCGACACTTCACAAGCTGCGCACGCTCGTCCCACCATAGGAGGATATTGTGCTGGGTCAGCTCGTCCAATAGGGTCTTCACACCATTTGGCTTCACCAGCAGATTGGTGAACTGGTAGGAGGCGATGCCGGCGGCCGCGAAGTCGGCGTCCCAAATGGCCAGGGCTTCGATGTATGTGGGGTCGATCCCGGTGACCAGTAGCAGTTGACGAATGATGCTGGTGGCGTTCACCGCGCTCCACTCATAGCAGGCATTGACCGTTGCCCCCAGGCGATGGGTCGCCCCCAGGTTGGTTCCCGCTTGGTAGTACGACGGGATCGCGGTTGCACCAGGACCACGCACGACAGTGAACGTGTAGACGGTGCCAGCCACACCTGTCGGCGCCGGAGCTATCGCAGTCACGCGCATGACTTCGTTGTCGACGCAGATATACGGCTGAGCCACAGTGATGGGGCCAGCCACCTGAAGCTCGCCCATGAGGTCGAGGATCGTGATGGACGTGGCGACAGCCGTGATGTCCGCAGCCAGAGTGAATCGATACGCGAGGGGGAACTGCGTCTTCTCGTTGTCCGCGAACTTCAGCGGGTCCTTGGCCTCGATCGTCAGGTTGCCCTGCGCATCCGGGCCGCTGATGTTGGTGATGAAGTACGTGCGGGTCTGGAAGTTCGCCGCGTTGTATACGTTGCCATCGTCCAGGAATCCGGTGTGGACCGTGATGCGGCGGTTCTCATGGTAGCGGTTGCGCGCCAGGAACTTTCCCCAGAACGTCCCCACCGCCCCGGGGTTGGCAGCTGCACCAGTGCGGTCCGTACGATAGGGGTCGGTGTAGACATCAGTCCACGGGAAGTCTGCTGCGGTGACCTTGATCATCGCGCGCGTGCCCAGGCCCTTACCCGGGGTCAGCACCGTCGGAGCCGTGTCCACGCTGGTGAGAACCGGGAACACCGGAGATTCATCGACCGCCTGGAAGCCAGTGACGCGCGTGGTCGCGAGGTTGTACTTCCAGCCGTCTGTTTCGCTGTAGTTTGCCGGGTCCTTGCACGAGCTACGGGTGCGGAAGCATTTCTGATTGCCCACGCCGACGGCCGTGCAGGGGGCGACGCCAAACTGATGGGAGCACCGCGACATGTGCATCTGCACGATGACACATGGCTGCTTGCCCATCACCTTGGCCGCAGTCAGAAAGGTCACAGGAGCACTCGCAGGGGCATGCTCACCGCCATGTACGGGGGCGGGTTGCTGTTCTCAGGTGGCACAATCTGCTCCGCCCCACCAAACACGATCTCATTCGGGTAGTCCACCGAGTTCCACTGGAAGAAGCACGCGAACCGCGCCATGTGGGCTGCGAACGGCTCCCATGCGCCGCGCACCCACTCGGGCGTCACGGGCGACAGGTCGATCTTGTAGCCACGGTCGGTGCGGCGGATGTTGCGACCGAGAATGGATCCGTTCACCGCGATGGTGGTGTTGGTCACAATGGTGCCGCTGAGGGTGGGCGGGGCGATCCCGCCGAACTGCCCACGCTGACCGTCGAGGCTTGACCCAACGAAGATCTGACGGAAGACGACAGCCTGCCCCGTCGCGTCCGTGCGTGTGATGCGGAACTTGCAGCCTGCGGGGATTACCTTCGGTGCCGTGAGCGCAGCCCCCACAGGCGCGGTCGTGCCAGCCGGGACCACGATGGTCGCGATGGTGGTGAAGCCGGCGCCACTGGTGGTGAGCTCAGCCGACAGCACGAACGTTGATGCAACCGGCGTGCGAGACAGCCAGATGAAAAACCCGCTGATCAAGTACGGTGTGACCGCAGGCAGGAGCTCAGCGAACGACCCGGTCGTGGCGACCCACTGAAACTCGGAGAAGTCTCTCCAGTCACACGTGTTCGCCCACTCAAAGCCGGCGCTCTCCGTGAGGCCACCGCCGAGCGTGTAGCCTGCACCGACGATCTGATTGACCCACCACATGCGGGGGAAATTCTCGGCCATTTAGCCCACCTGCGTCTTGAGGGTTGTGTTGTCGTCCGTCGCCGCGTTGATTTGGCTGATGAGCGCGCGCACCTGGGCAGCGCTGAATACATCGCCCTGAAGAGTGACGTTCACCTGCCGGCTGATCTGCGGGGCTGCTGCGCCAGGGCCTTGGCCCGGGTCGGGTGCGCCACCCACTCCATTGCCGCCGCCGGCAGTGGTGCCGGGTCCGCCTGCGCCCATGCCACCGACCGCACCGCCGGACCCGAACTGTGTGCTCTGGATCTTTTTCACGTTGGCGAGGCCCGCCACCACCGCAGCGCCAGCCGCAGCAGCACCGAGGGCGGGGCCGACGATGGGGATGCCCGCGAGGGAGGAGTAGGCGGCGGTCGCTGCCTTGTATGTGTTGATCACGGTCTCGGCGATGGCCGAAGCCTTGCCGATCTCGAACATCTTCCGGTTGGACGACTGCATGAGCACGGACATTTGCCCGAAGAACCCCTGCATCACGTCCAGCTTGCCCTTGTAGCCAGCTTCCCAGATCGTGACGTTCTGGTCTTCCAACTTCCGCTCCTGCTCCAGGCGGTTGGTCTTCTCGTCCAGGATCATCTGGTTGAGGTTGCGCTCACGCAGCATCTGCCCCTCAGCACTACCGGACGCCATCTCCTGCTCAACGTCGTAGCGCGCCTGCGAGGCCTCCATCTGGGTCTGGAGGTCCAGTGTGTACGCCTCCAGATTGGCTTGCCGCGTCAGCTCGCGCTGGGCATTGATTGCGTTCTCGGAGTCGAACATGATCTGATATGCTGACGTGGCCATGGGCACGAGCGTATCGTAGAACATCTTCGCGGCCGCGAGGTCAGCCTCATAGACTGCATTCGTCGTCTTCACGGACTCGGCTGCGCTGGCGCGCTCCTGCACGTCACGGTCCACGCGCGCTTGCGCTTCCGTGTTGATGGCCTCGGTCACGCGCGAGATGGCTGCCACAGCAGCGTCACCCCAGGTTCCTTCCAGGCCGATCGAGTCCTCCAGAGCCTGCGCCCTGTTCCGGAACATCGTGGCCACCTCTTGGCCGCCAGCGATAAGGTCGTCCATCTGTGGAGTGGAGGTGTCCAGGCCCTTGATCTTGGAGCTGGACTCGCTGGCCGCCGCGGACATCAGCTGTAGGTGGGCCGCCACTTCGGTCAGCTTGACGGTCATCTCGTCCATGCCGGAGGCCGCAGCCATGTCCGCCATGGTGCCGATGACGCGCGCTGCGTAGCCGTTCACCTTGGATACAAACTCGTCCCACAGCTTTTCAGCCAGCTCCAACGGGCGGCTGAAGGCGTCCCATATAGCAGAGCCTACCTGGACGAAGACCTTGGCGATCTGGTACACCCCGACGCCAATCTGCGCGACCAGTTCACCCATCTCATTGTAGATGATGGCCACACCCTGCGTGAAGTCACCACCCAGCTTGGCCATGACGGACCCAGCGTCCGCAACCGTATCACGAAGCTCGGCGAAGCCACCCTTATTGGCCACGAAGGATTCTATCGCCTTGCTGGCGGCAAGAATGGCTGGGGTGAGGGCTTCCGCGAACAGCATCTTCATCGTGTCGAGAACGTCGTTGACGTCGCCGAGGGCATTGCGCCCGACCTGGAGCTTGGCGAAACTCAGATCATCCACCGCACCGTGAACAGCCTTGAAGCCGGCGGCGGCAGCGTCGAGACCGTCCTTGCCCTGGCTCAGCCAGTGGACCATCTTCGCGCCCTGCGCGCCGAAGGCAGCAGTGGCGATGTTGAGTTTCTCGGTCTGGCTGCCTGCATTTTTCACTGCTTCGGCGATGATGTTGAGGCGATCGCTCGTGTCAGCCGAGGACAGTGCAGCGAGGTTCAGGCCCACCTTGTGGAATGCTTCGGCCGCGTTCCCACCATTGGTGGCCGCGTCTGCGATAGCTGAATTCATGCCGAGGATGGATCGCTGCACCTTCATCATCTTCAGGCCGGCCTCTTCCACGTTGTCGGAGAGCGCGCGGTACTGGGATGCCGAGACTTGCAGCTGGTCAGCGTTGTCCTGAATCGACGCACCGATGTCCACGCCAGCCTTGACGATCGCAGCCGAGGCCACTACTGCGGCTGCGGCAATACCCGCACCCCACAGTGTGGCCTCTGCCCCGAGCGACACCATCTTGCCTGCGATACCCTGAGCGTTCTTGGAGAACGCTGCCATGCCCGCCTCGGCGGACTTCATGCCAGAGTTGAACTTGGAAGCGTCAAGCCCCAGTTCTACGATCAGGCTGTCTACGACAGTGGACATCAGATGATCCCTCTTTGTTTCAGGTCTTCTTCGAGCGCTCTGGCATCCTCAACGGACCCCAGCTGCCCGGGTTTCTTTTGCCCGGTCCGTATCATGTGGATTTCCATCATGACCCAGAACTCTCGTACCGTGCAGTTCCAAGCATCCTCAAGTGGCATGCCGAAGGCCACCACCAGGGTCCCGACGAACTGCATCCAGTCCGTCGGTTTGCTTGGAACTACTGTGCCAAAGGGGCTTCTTCCCTCACCTCTGGCAGCTTCTTGGCCGCCTCGTCTTCCTTGCGCTTGGCTTCGGCCTTCTCCAGCTCTTCATCCGTGGTGATGGCCAGGGTGAGGAACTTGAGCAGGGGTTCGAGCGTGCTGTTCAGGCCATACGCCTGCACCAGCTCGCCGACTTCCAGTGTGGAGACCTTGACCATTGAGGCCACGCTGATGACCTTGGCCAGCTCGCTGATCTTCGTGGTGCGCGGGGCTGAGAAGTCCCGCACGATGGCGAAGATGGAGCGGCCGAGCGCGTCCTCCAGCGTGGCGAGCACGGTGAAGGACGGGTTGAGGGTGAAGACGTGCGGACCGACGGGAACGTCGACTTGACCGCGGAGTGCATTGGGCATGGCACTATTCTTTCAATGTGGCTCAGGGAGCCGGGGTGTATGCGATGGGGCCGGAGGACTCGAGGGAGATGCTGAACTTCTCGGCGGTGTTCTTGTCGCCGGTGCGCTCGAGAGCGGTGACCTCGAAGAGGCCCTTGAACACGTCGCCGGCAGCCGAGATCATCTTGAACTGGTAGAACGGCTGCGGGTTGAGGTTGATGACCTGCGCCAGGAGCTGCTTGAAGGCAGCGTCGCCGGTGATGAAGCCGGCAGCCTTCAGCGAGACGGTGGTCATGCCAGCGGCCGGGAGCAGGGTGCGCCAGGGCATCGCCTGCTTGTCGGTGATGTCCACCGATTCCTGGCCGATGGACAGCGCGTTGGAGTCGCAGCCGCCGACGGTCTGGAAGGTGCCGGGGGCGGAGGCGAGCTCCACCTGGAGGAGGAACTGGGAACCGGGGTACTTGTTCAGGGACGAGGCCATGTTGGATCCTTAGGTTTGACCGGAGAGTGAACGGAATCGGAGGATTCCATGGTGGAGAATTCCGTCGGCGTCAGTGTCCACCACTGACCCGTCGAACTGGATCAGGACGTCCTGACCACTGGTGACCACGAGCGGAATGTTGTGAACTGCGGCCACCACGGCGTCCATGATGGTGAGGACTTCCTTGTCCCCGCGCGCATCCGAATAGATATCTATCTGGATTTGGTTGTCATAACCGATCTCGTTCTTGGCCCCGAAATCGCCCGTGGCCGCGACCATGAAGTGGATGTACGGCTTGTCAACCCGCTTGTCTTCCAGCTCGGGGACATGGTTGAAGATCTTATTCGCGGGCACCAGCGCGATGATCCCGCCGTTGGTGCTCAGCCTCAGAAAGAGCTTGTTCAGAAACTCGGACTGAAGGGGAGCACTCATGCGCCACCCAATGCAGCTTTGACGTCTGCGCGAATCTTCGGTTCGTGCTGCATCCATGCGGGGCGCACGAACGGGCGGGCCTTGATGCTGCCATCCACACGGCCGAATTCCAGCGCGAATGCGTATGCGGCCTGGACGATGACCATGGCCACCTTCGTTGCTGGATCGCCACCCACAGCGGCGAACTTGAACGTCGTGCTCTGCCCGAGGTGGCCCGTGTCGCGCGCGGGGGCTTCCCCGGGGGCTGACGCGGTGTGGGTCTTCCCACCGCGCTCGTACTGGCTGCCGCTCTTGGTGGCCACGAAGCTCCTGATTATGGTGCCGTGGATGGCCAGTGCACCACGATTCAGGGCTTTGGCTGCATTGGTCATCTTGTCGCTGCGGGCCTTGTCCCAGCCCGGCTTCGCCATGCGCTTGACGTTGGCTACCACCTTCACAGAGCCACCCCCGATTCGGCCCGGATGATGCCGGTCACGTTCCGCTGGAGCTTGTTTTCCAGAGTGCGGATGTTGTAGTACACTCCAGCGAACAACAGGCGGTCCGTGGACAGCGCGGTGGCCACATCGTTCCAGTTCCCGCTGAACTTGTACACATTCTCGCCCGCGAGAGCCTGCTGACGGTTCTTCTCCCAGCCGGAGCTCGCTTCCATCTTCACCCAGGCTGTGAACTTCGGCACCCACTGGGGCTTCGTCTGGCCGCCGGACCCATCGGGGACGGACGTCTGTGACTCCACCGTGACGAGCGCGGTGCGGTCGCCAACAGGAATCACAAGATCTGCGTCGCAGATGGGTTTCATAGGGAGTAGACCACGTATGGCTGAGCGAGGGATTTGGCGCCGCAGGCTGACACACAGTCGCCCGAGCAGTCGCCGCGATTGTTGTACAGGAAGGCAGTCATGTTGAGTATCGCTTGCCGCAGGCCGACAGGCACCACGGCCTGAAGCTCGGTGTCCGTCCATGGGCCGAGACCGCTGGGGCTGTAGCCGGCGATCCACTCAACTCGGAGGCTGTTCTGATTGCGGTAGGCCCCACCGGGCCAGACTACCGACTCTTTGAGGGTGATGCGCGCTGGCATCGATTTGTCGACCACGTCCACGCGGTACGTCGTGGGGTCCACGATCGTCGCGTTGTCATTCTCGTCATACACGGTGACCGAAGTCACGGAGACGGCAGGCAGCCACGGCAGTTCGATCGTACGAAGCGCCATGATGGCGGTGATGGAGGCCACGATGGACCCCTCCCACCACGTTGACATCAGCTGGGCGATGTCGAGATAGCCTTCCATTGTCTGGCGGATGAACTTCCGCTGCGTGTACTCCTGCATGAGGTCGGTCGCCACCAGGATCAAGGACGTCAGGTAGGCGTCCTCGATCGAGTTGGTGATTCTCAGGTTGCTCTTCACTTCCGCCAGAGTGACGGGAGCGCACTGCGGGGCCACCATGACCTGATCCCGCATCATCCACGACTTGGATTTGTATTGACCTCGGTACATGGTGGCCCTTCAGCTTACAGGGTCTTCGCGCGGTCGGTGATGTTCTGGAGCTCACCGATGGCGATGACCGAGATGGTCGGGGTGCCGCCGCTGGTGCGGACCGCGGTGTACCGCTTGTTCCCGACGTAGGCCAGCATCAGGATGGTGTTGGCCACGGCGAGGGACACCGTGCCGCCCGGACCGGACGGAGCGATGACCACGTTGGGGTCTGCCGGGACGGTGAAGGTGATGTTGTCATCCGATTCCCAGATGGTGGCCAACGCGGCGGCACCCGTCTTGACGGCGATGAGGTAGGTCACCGCATCGCAGCCGAGGTTGTCGAAACCCGGGACCACGGTCTGGGGGTTGGTGACGGCGGCTTCGGGGATGTACGTGGACTGGAGGAGGCTGTCGAGAGTGCTGCGATTGGGCATGATTCTTTCCTTTTGAGGTTGGGTGGCTGCTGGGGTAACGCACCCCAGCAGCCGATCGTCTTACTGACCGATCATCAGCTTGATGGCGTCGAAGTTCACCACGTCGCCGCCGACACGCTGGCGGCTGTAGTACTCGACGAACGGCTTCGAGCTGTACGGGTCGACCAGCACCGAGAGACCGACGCGGTCCACGATCTGGTAGGCCTCGCCGAAGTTCGCGTACACCGCGCACAGCGCCGAGGTCGCGACGTTGGCCATGTCGTTCAGCTCGACGGTGCCCGAGCCGAGGATGGTCGGCGGCACCCCCGCCTCGAAGGACGGCTGCCAGTAGTAGCGGCCCTGCGAGTCCTTCAGCTGGCGGATCAGCGCACCCGTGAGGCGGTTGTAGCCGAAGACCGCGCCCGTGCGCCAGTCATCCTTCAGGGCAGCCTGGAGGTTGATCAGGCCGTCCGCGGTGATGGCCGCCGAGGCGCCCGAGTTGATGCGCTGGATCGTACCCCAGAGGGTGTTACCAGCCGCGCCCGCGGGGTAGGTGGTGAAGCCGCGGGGCTTGCCGACACCGTTGCCGATGACGAACGCCGAGTTGGCCGCACGCGCGAACTTGTCGGCGACCTTCGTGGCCAGCCAGACGGCCGGATCGAAGTTCGCGTCCTCGAGGAGCTTGGTCGTGATCTTCGGGCGGGTCGCCTGCTCGTGCACCGGGATACGGTACTTGCCCAGCTGCGGGGTCTTGGTGTTCGGGGTGCCCGTGTTGGTCTCGCTCACCCACTCGGCACCGGCCTCGTCGATGTCGATCAGGCCTTCGAGCGCGTCGGTGGTGATGGCCTGCACCGCACAGATGCGGCGCATCGGGGAGGTCTCCCAGATACGCTTCGCCACGCGGCCGGAGGTATCCGGGGTCACCAGATAGCCGCCGTCGGCGTCGGAGTTGACGGACAGGGTCTTGGCCTCGATGAGCTTGTCCATGCCCTCGGTGCCACGGCCGCGCAGGTAGTCGCTCTCGGCGCGCTTCATCTCGAGCTTGAGCTTCTTCTGCTCGATCTCGGGGTCCTGGTTGTTGCCGCCGCCGCGCTTGAACGCAGCTTCGACCGCCTCGATGCGGGACTTCAGCTCCAGCCCCTCGTTGAGGGCCTTCTCGAGCTTCTCCTGCTTGGCCTTGGTGTCGCCGCTGGCCTCGCCGAGTCGCTTGACCTCGTCGTTGAGCTTGTCGTTGACCTTCTTCAGCTCTTCCCAGTTCTGGCCGATCTTCTCGATCGCGCCCTTGAATTCCTTCATTTCGACAGAGTCCATGTTCTTTTCCTTGGTTGGTTGTGTAGATGGGCCGTTCGCTTACAGCGTCGGGCGGATGGCCTTGGCGGTCACGGTCGTGATGGCCGAGCAGATGAAACCGACGTTGCCGTTGGTGTCATTGTACTGCGCGGGGGCGAACGGGCCGATCATCGCGCGGATGAGGGTCGGCACGACGAGGGTCTTCGGCGCAGCGGCCTGACCGTCGACCAGCTGCGTCGGCTGGATCGTGATGGTGGTGGAGACGCCACCACCGTTGTTGACTTCGAGGAACGTGTTGCCATCGTTGGCGAACACATCGCCGGCTACGGCGACAGCCGTGCCAGCCGTGGACGACAGGATGCCGGCACGGTTGAGGGTGGTGAGTGCGATCTGGGCCATGGTGCTTCCTTACTTGAAGGTCTTGTTGATCAGGGCTGTGATGTCGGACAGTTCCTCGGAGTCATCGTCACGATGACCATCGTTCAACGCCTTGTAGCCACCGCTCATGAGAGCTTTGGCTTCACGCGATGAGAGGCCAACTTCGTCACGAAGCAGACGCTCTAGAGTTCGTGGATCCAACACGCCACCAGCGGATTTCACCCGCATGACAGTGGCTTCAGGGTTCATCGGGATGGGGGTTGGGGAGATTTCGAGGAGCTCCATCTCCTGCAGAAGGCGGCGGCCCTTGCTGTCTCGGTCGGACTGCTTGGTGATGAAGCCCACGGACAGACCTTTGCTGCCAGTGCCCTTCATCATCTTGTACGCGCGCTCGGCATTCTGGATGCCATTGCCGAGCCAGAGCTCACCTTCCACATAGAGGCCCTTCACGTCCTCTTCCATGCGGGTCCAGTCGCCGATCGTGTCGGACAGCTTGTGGTCCCAGGGCATGACGGGCATGATGCCCTTCGCCTTGTGCTCAGCGAGGGTCTTCGCGAAGGCGCCCTTGACGATGATGTCATTGCCGTGGTCCACGTTGCCGAAGACGGCACCGTACCCCGAGAACTTGCCCTTCTCGTCGATGCCCTTGATCTCGAGCGGGAGGTAGAGCCGGCTGCTCATGATCAGGCGAACCCGTGCAGGGTGCCAGCACCGCCCGAGAAGGCGGAGATGACACGGTAGCGGAAGGCGTAGACCTGACCTGCGTTCACGGACACAGTGAAGCTGACTTCGCCCGGACCCGCGAGGATGCCGGTCACGGTGCCGGTCACGTCGCTCGTGATGGCGCGCGTGATCTGCGCGAGGTCAGCACCGCTGGCCACGATGAGCTGATGGGCAGTGGCCGGAGATTCCAGGCCACCGAGGTATGAGGTGAAGAGCGGGTCAGGCATGATCGGTCTCGTCGGAGATGACCACCGGCTCTTCGTCGACGATCAGCAGGGCCATCTGGAACCCGCTGACCGTAGCGACGCGGATGACCTCGTCGTCGACCAGCTCGCTCAGGGCCTGCTGGCCTTCGGCGGAGGGGGTGCCCGGCGGTTC